GTTTCCCAGTCACGATCCGCTGGTGTGAGGTAGTCACGGGTATTCAACAACAGCTACTGCAAGAGAAGTTCCTGCTGGTGTTGGCTGAGTTAGACAAGGAGTTACTTGATGAAGGTAATTGAACTGTTCTCTAAAGCATTAGAGCACGAAAGCATGTGGCAACTGATCGACCACCTAGCAGTGGAACGTCTGAAGGAGTCCCGTGATCTACTCATTGAGGAATGTAACAAGCTGACTGATATGGCAGACGTACGCAAGTTACTCCCCCACCAACAGAAAGACTGGAATGAGAACATCACGTTAATCGCTGCGTTCAACCGAGTGATTGAATACTACGGAGGTGAGTAATGTTCACAGTTGAGATGGATACAGACAACGGTGAGAGTTCTACGATCACCACACTAGATAGCTACGGTGAGTATGATGATGTTGAGGTGACACTCTTTGATGATGTTGTCTACATCAGACAGGTGGACGACACAGACCTTGTCAATGTTATTATCATGTCCCCTAATCAGTGGCTTGACATTGTGTCTGCGATGAAGCTACCTTCAGGTGCTTACTATAGAGGAGGTACTGTTAGTGTCTGAACTTACACACCAGCCGTGTCCGATTAAGGGATGTGAAAGCTCTGATGCTTTTGCCTATAACTCTGACGATCAGACAGGCCACTGCCATTCATGTGACGGTGACTACCCGCAAGCCCTACGTAACCTAAAGGACTGGGCAAGGGATAAGTACCCGTTCACTCCATACTCTGAGGAGAAAACTAATATGACTGTTGTCTCTGAACCTCTGGTTCTATCTAACGACACACCTGTCCGTGGTGTAGTCCAAGATGTTATGTCATTCTACGATGTCCAGACATTCAAGTCTGCTGACGGTACTGTAAAGAAACAAGCATACATCTACCCATCAGGTGCTCGTAAGATTCGTACCTTCCCTAAGCAGTTCCATACTGAGGGTGCATTCCGTTCTGATGAATTGTTCGGTATGGATAAGTTTAATGCTGGCTCATCCCCTATCGTTGTGATCACAGAGGGTGAGGTGGATGCCATGTCTGCCTTCCAGATGCTAGAGAAACGGTACCCTGTTGTCTCCCTACCATCTGCCAACCCTTCGAAGAAACTATGGCAGGATAGGAACAAGGAGTGGCTGGATAGCTTTAGCAAGATCGTACTGTCTGTTGACAGTGACGAGAAGGGTGACGCAGTAGCAGATAAAATCTCTGCTCTATTCCCTAACAAGGTCTATCGTATTCCTCATGACAAGTACAAGGATGCTAACGAGTTCCTCGAAGCAGGTGCTGGCTCGTCCTTTAGGAATGCTTTCCGAAATGTCAAGAAGTACACACCACAAAATGTTTGGAATACTCCTGAACAATTCCTCTCTATCCTTAACCAAGAGGACGATGCACGGTATGTACCTACTGGTATCCAAGCATTCGATGACCTAGCTCTTGGTCTTATGCAGGGTCACATGACTGTGTTCCAAGCACCTGAGGGTATCGGTAAGACAGAGTTCATGCGTTACCTTGAGTACCACATGATTAAGAACCACCCAGATATTCCTATTGCTATCTGTCACCTCGAAGAGACAAAGAAACGTAGTATCCTTGGTCTTGTATCCTACCACCTCAACAAGAACCTTACTCGTATGGACTTGATCGAGGAACACAATGCTAAGGAACAGGTAGCTGCTGCTGTTACTGAGATGGCTGAGAATGAATGCCTGTACCAGTTCCAGATCGGTGTGGACGAAGACCCTATGGTTATCCTTGAACGTATCCGTTACTTCTCTCAGGCATGTGGTGTGAAGTATGTGTTCTTCGAACCCATCCAAGACCTTGCCTATGGTCGGACGACAGACGAGAGCATTGAGAAGTGGTTGTCTGCTCTGTCTGTACAGCTATCTCGTATGGCTGCTGAGTTGAACGTAGGTATCGTAACCATTGCCCACGAGAATGATGATGGTCAGATCAGGGACTGCCGTACTATTGGTAAACGTGCCAGTGTTGTGGTTAAACTAGAACGTGACAAGATGTCGGATGACGAAGATGAACAGAACACAACCACCCTCTTGCTCACAAAGAACCGACCCGCAGGATCAACAGGATTTGCAGGTAAACTCTTCTTCGATGCAGACAGCTTCACACTGTCAGAGAAGTTTGATAGGTTTGCATGACGACGACCCATGTGATGACGTAACAAAATGGATAGGTGAGATATGAAGATTACAGCAATGGATATTGAGACAGACAGCCTAGATGCTAAGCACATCTGGATTGTTGTAGCTCAGGATGTAAACACTGGTGTCGTCTCCATCTTCCGTAACCTCACCTCCGATGTTGCTGAAGCTATGCGGTTCAAGCATTACTGCCACCACTATGACCGTTTTGTTTTTCATAACGGTATCGGCTTTGATGTACCTGTAATCAACCGCATACTAGGCAACACCATTGACCCTAAGAATGTGATCGACACACTGGTTATCTCTCGCCTCGTAGACTACGACATCAAGGATGGTCACTCACTAGACGCATGGGGTAAACGTCTTGGTCTATTCAAGGGTGTGTTCAAAGACTTCGAGGGTGGTCTCACTCAGGAGATGGAGGACTACTGCATCAATGACGTTGCTGTTACTGTGAAGCTATACAATAAGTTCAAGCCTGTGATCTTCGATAAGCAGTGGCACAAGTCTCTACGTTGTGAACATGACATTCAGATTATCTGTGAACAGATGCACGTGAATGGTTTTAAGTTTGATGAGGATCGTGCAGAAGAAATGCTTGGTGAAATCCTGTGTCGTATGGAGGAACTTCAGGACCAATTCCAAGAAGACTTCCCACCACAACTAAAGGAAATCAAACGTATCAAGTACCGACACAAGGCCGATGGCTCTCTGTTCTCCAATGTCGTTAAGGCAATGGAGCAATACCCAGAGACTAAGAAGGACGGTGAAGACCTTGTGTGCTACGACTACGTACCATTCAATCCTGGTTCAACCAAGCACCGTATCGAACGTCTGTGGGAAGCAGGATGGAAACCTGTAGACAAGACCAAAGGCCACCTACTCTTTGAACGTGAGGGTACTGACCCAGATAAGGGTAAGCAGTTTGCTTTCTATGGTTGGATGTGTAACGAGACTAACCTTAACACACTACCTGTTGATGCACCCCGTGGTGCTAAGGCACTTGCTGAGTGGCTCACACTAGAGGGTCGTCGGTCTAGCCTTGCCGAGTGGCTGGGATGCGTACGTGATGACGGACGTATCCACGGTAGGTTCAACCACATCGGTGCATGGACAGGTCGTCTCTCCCATGCTGCACCTAACCAAGCTAACATCCCTGCTGCCTTCCACGGTGAGCCTAAGACTGCTGTTGAGGAGGTGAAGGCTAGGTATGATGGCCCCTTCCGTGGGCTATGGAAAGTAGAAGAAGGTAATTGGTTGGTGGGTACAGACGCAGAAGGTATCCAGCTACGCATCCTTGCCGACCTTATGGAGAGCCAAGAGTATGTAGATGCTATCATCACTGGTAAGAAGGAGGACGAGACAGACATCCACAACCTGAACCGTAAGGCTCTTGGGTTGTCTCACATCACACGTGATATGGCTAAGACATTTATCTATGCCTTCCTCTTGGGTGCAGGTAACGTGAAGGTTGGGCAAATTCTCAAGGCAGATGCCAACACAGCACGTCAGGCAGTGGAGAACTTTATGGATAGTATCACAGGGCTTCGTCGTCTCAAGACTAATGTTATCCCTAACATTGCACAGAGGGGGTACTTCAGAGGTTACGATGGTCGCAAGGTAAAGGTTCCTTCTGAGCACAAGACACTTGCAGGTATGCTACAGAATGGTGAGAGCACCATCATGAAACATGCTACAATCAAGTGGCAACAGTATGCTGATGCAGAACGTATACCGTACAGATTAGTAACATGGCCCCATGATGAGTGGCAGACAGAGGTCAGTGGCTCTAAGGATGTGGCTGAACGTCTAGGTTTTCTACAACGTAAGGCTATCGAAGATGTTGGTAAGGACTTAGGTTTAATGTGTCCTCTTGCAGGTTCTACAGATATTGGCAAGAGTTGGCTTGACACACACTAAGTTCTACCCTATATAAGTTTAACAACCTGCCATCAAAGGAGAAAAGAATGGCTAGCTATCAGGAAGTAAAGACAGTAGGTAAGGTCCGTTGGGCACGTGTGTTCGAGGGCAACCGTGACATGACTGGTTACGACAATGCCTACGTAGAGAACGAGGGTGCTTACACAGTTGACCAGGTTCTGTCCAAGGAAGAGTACGACAAGCTGGTTAAGGCTGGCTCTCAGAAGAAGCCTAAGCAGAAGCACCTCATGGA